GCATGCGTCGGGTTTCCTCACTTAGTGAATTGTCGGGGTAGGGCTGATCTTGCATTTACTTTGCTGTTTTCCATGGTAGCCAACCGCTGTTACGCCATATTGCCACCATGGCACGGGTGTTAATGGTTGGGTCAAATAGATCGCTGCACGTCTCTACAATGCCTTTAGCCTGCAACCAGCCTGTAGGCCAGTTGACGTTAGGCCGGCACCAAAAACCGTTAATTTGGTAAATGGAATAACTGCCCCCGTTTGTATCATGGGGGTTAAACGCGTCACTTGTGCAACGGCTCTCACGTACAGCCACCCGTAACGCGGTTTCTAACTGATCTTGTGGCAGGCCTTCGGCTAACGCCAGCGTGGCTACCTGCGTGCATGTGTTCACGTATGCGGGCAATGTGGTTGTAGTGGGTGGGGTTGCCTCGTAAACGGTTGTAGTGCTTACGGGGCGGCTTGGTGCGCTTGTAGGTGACGCTGGTAGCGCTAACGCAATGCCAGCGGCGCAAATAGTAAATAGCGCGGTAAACGCGGCTTTTAATGCAATGGTCATAATTTCTCAATCGTGTAGGGCGTTTGCCATGTACCGCCGGCAATGGTCTTAAACGCAATTTGGCTATGCAATACTTCGAGCGTGTCCGGGTTTCTAAAAATCTGTACTAACACTTGCTGGCCGTTTTCTAGTCTGCCTACAAATGCTTCATAGGTAAAGGTTTGTAGTTCGGTCATGCGCGGTAAGCCTCTTTTCGTCGGTATGAAAACGGTAGTAGGCGCGTGTTACGCGGTGGGGGATACTGGCGCAATTCCTTGTAGGTATTGGGTTACCGCTGGCGGTATGCGATCACCGGGCCAGTAAAACCAATGCCACGGCTCGGCTGGCATTACTTCAAGTGACCAACCAAAACGCGGCCCATGTTCGCACATAAACTCAAACGTGGCGCCCGACATGTTCGCAAAATCACAGGCCAAACCGAGGTTATGGCGCGACGTACCCGGCACCGCCATTGGCGCATTGCCCGGCTTTAGGTAATAGTTTTTGTTTTCGTACACTCGAGGTTTAACGCCGGGTATTGGCTCTAGTTGGTAGCGCGCTAAAAACCCTTGGCGTTGTAACGCAATGCTGCGGTACGTGTCGCCCGCGCTAGTTGGCTTGAATTGTTTTAGCCCCGCTTGAAATGCGGCTGCTCTAACTGCGTTGTATGCGTTGGCGGCCAGCGGGTGTAGTTTGCCAAACGGTTTAACGTCTACCAAAAGGCTGGCTGGTAGTTCACCCGGCTTAACATGTATCAAACTGGCTGGCAATACCAGTTTTTTAATTGGTGGGGTCACCGCTACCCGGCTTACTCTTTAGCCCGTTAGACGCAACTAACCCGCTAAGTGTGCCAGTAAGGAAAACCAGCAACGTGCTTAAAAGGTCAATTAGTTGCGCGTCAGTTGGGGCTTGCTCGGTTGGCTGATCTACAAACAAAATGCCATAGATAAACGCCATAACGGTAAAAGAAAAACAAATAGCCATTAGACGGCCAACAAAAACTATTAGCCCTGCGTGTTGCTGTTCCGGTGTCTTATTCACATGCGGCCTTGGTAAAACATTGGTATTCAACATTTGTTTTAGAAACTGTGCAACCACTACAACCCCAAACTACTACCGCGATTAGCAACGCGTACCCGATCATATAGCGCCATTTCACGGGGCTGGCGGGTAAGGGTTTGCGTCTTTAATTGCTTGCACCGCGGTTTCCCAATCGGCTTGGGTTTTAGTGCCACGTTGCCACTCAAAAAAAATCGGGTCACTTGTTTTTATATATTCGCCGTGCCGTGTTTTTTCTACCGCCAAACATTGGTTTTTATATTCAACGGCTGGCCATTGTGCGTCTAATTCGGCTTGTGTTGGTTTTGGTGTTTGGTCAAACCATACCAAACCGTCGTAAGTGTCGCCGTCTAGTGACCATTGCGCTAGTGGATAATTAAGGCTTAAAATTGCGGTGTAGTTGATCATGATGAAATCTCTATAACTGTGATACTTGAAACGGTGCGTGATCGGCCAGCGCTGTTTGTGTCGTTACTTGAAGCGTTTATAGCAACTGTGGTTGAACCCGGACTAGCAACCTGCAATTTGTAAGTTGTGGCTGTTGTAGTTGCGGGGCTGTCAATAAACATAATGTTTCCAATGGCTTGTTTATCGCCGTTGTAGGCGGTTAGATCGTTTGTTGCTTGAATTCGTGAACCTGCAGCGTCTCCAACATCTATGGCCGTTGCCCCACGCATAAGACGTATAAAAGCGCTTGTGTTCGCGGGGTCGTTGCCAACCATTAAAGACGACAAAACCAAAATAGTGTTTGTCGCTGACGTTGGGGTAATTGAAACCGATAAACCCGTTATGTCGGTAAACGTCGCGCTTGTAGTAGTAAACGCGTTTGTTTTGTTTGCAGTAACCACTTGAACAATTTTTGACGCAAAGGCAGTCCATACTGATCCGTCGTAAAATTGTGTTTGGTTACTTGCTTCGATATAAGCAAATTGGCCTTCTGCTAAAGTTTTTTCCCCTGTTCCACCAAATGCGGCATCACGTGTAACCGTCGTTGCAAATACTGGTATGCCCGTGTTTATTTCGGTTTGTTGTTGGGCCGTCAGGATTTGGCCACTTGTAAAAACTGGTACCGAGGTTTGCGCGTTTAATCCCATAATCCATTTATCCTAAAGCATTAAGGCCGTCAAGTGTGCCATAGGTTGGGTCGTCTAAAATCAACTCATTAACAATAACGGTCGGGGCTGTATAAAAGGTAACTCGGTGGCCGGTCACAAAATCCACCCTATGTTCTATGCCTTCGACGCTTAATTCTTGGGCTACGGGGCCGCCTGTAAGTGTGTTGGTTATGGTAATTGTGTCGCCAATGTCTACGGTTGCTAAGTTTTCGCGTTGCGCGGTAGTCAGCATTAGGTAATCAGTTTGTACCCCGGTGTAGGTTGCGGTTGGTTCGCCAACTATGAGGTATTCGGCAAGGGTTAAAGCGGCCGCGTCGTTGTGTAAAAGGCTGTCGGTAATGCTTATTGTTTGTATAAGATATTTTGTTTGGCTGTCTACGTCGTCGGCTACTTGTGGGCTGGTTGCGCCTAAATGTTGAACGCTGGCGCGGTTTACAATTTGATCGGCATTATAAGTAATTGCCAAATTGTTGTAAGGCGTTTCTGTGCCGTTGTCGTTGAAATCGGCAACGCTTCCGCTAAGGGTCGTGCCTAGCCTTGCGTCAAAATTTATTACCCCTGCACGTGACATAAAAATACGGCCTTGCTCGGCTGCTTGTATTTGGTCTATGTATGCTTTTACGTTGGTGCCATTAGCAATGGTGTAGGCGTCGGCGCCGCCAAGGGTTTGGGTGCCGGTGTTTATATTTCGGCTTGCTGCCGGGTAGGCAACCTCGGGTAAATCCAATATTGCGGTTAGTCGGGCGCTGGTTAATTCCTCGCTTACGTTGTATTCGGCTAACGAGGTTTGGGCTAGTAAATAGAAATCGTCGGCGCAATAAACGGTAACCATATTGTTGCCGCCCAATTCGTATGAATAATCATAATTTACAATTTGGCCTACAAATAACGGCACAAAAGTATTAACGTTGTTATATCGGCCAAAAGATACTCGACGCAATGGCGATAAAGTAAATTGGCCTTCCGGGTCTACATACGGGCTACTTAAATATAACGGGTTTAATATGCCGCCCGCCAGCGTGTCGTCTAATGTAAATGTCATTGTGCCAGCGCTAAACTGATCGCCTATTTCACGACGCCCGCGGTTTATGCTTACCGTTTTGCTGTATTCAAGCATTGGTGCAAAATCTGTAGTGCCGTTTAATACGTATTGTGTGCCGTTTAGTACGCCTTTAGTTGCGTCGTCTAGGGTAAATGCGTCTAAAGCAAAACCAGTATCTATGAATAGTTCATAGTTACCGCTGGCTACTACTGACGTAGACATTATGCAACCGCGATATTGGCGGGGCCTGCCGCCCTATTGTATGCGCGTATTGAGTTAATGATTACTTCGCCAGTTTGTGCGGTTGGCACAAGGGTAGACAAGTTAATGGTTATGTCACCGCCGCCCGGTAAACCCATGCTTTGCCCTGTTTGTATTGGCGTTACTGCCGGCACGGGGCGCGTAATGGCTTCACTAAACCCGGCGCTAATTCCCTTAAGGTCTGCGATCTTTAGGCCCTTGGCTTTTAGTCGTTTTTGGGCTTCCGCAAATGCGGCTTCGACACCCTGCAAATATGACTTAGCGTTATCTACGCCGGCACCAAACCATTGCTGGGCGGCTTGGGTGCCAATGGTTGCGGCTGCGTTTTCGGCTGCCATAACCAGTTCGTTTGTTTCTTTAATAGCGCTAGTTCCACCCGCGATAAGTTCCGCTGCAATGGCCGCGCCGCTTTCACCGCCAGCGTCTAACACGGCTTGTAATGCTTCTTGGCTTAATCCCATGCCAAGCAAGGTTTTAACGTCGTTGCCGTATTTAACTATTCCGGCTACCTGATCGCGCAACCCTTGTAGAAACCCGGCGCCTGTTTCGTCACCTGCCTCTTTAGCGTCGGCAAAACTAAACGCGTCTTTAATGCTGTCGCTAACGCTGGTAGCAAAATCGGTAAACGCTGTTTGTGCGTCGGCTAATTGGGTTTTGGCGTCGTCGAGTGCTGCCTCTAGGTATTTCTTTAGCGCGTCGCTTGCCTCTTTTACTCGGTCTGCCATTTTCTTTGCTGCGTCACCGGCACCGCCAAGGCCCTTGGTAACGGTATCTAGTTTTGGTGTGATCTCGCTTAACTGCGGGCCAAACGGTTTTACGGTTTCTACCGTGGTTTTGGTTGCGGCCTTAAACGTGAGAAACGCACCGGCAGCAACTACTAGCCCGGCTGCGATTGCGGCAGCACCAACACCAATGGTTAGCGCGGTATTGGCTGCGGCAGCCGACGCGGCTAGTGACCAGTTAAGCGCGGTGGTTACTACGGTTACGGCGTTAGCAATTAGTTGCGCGGCCTTAAATCCGATTAGCGCGGTACTGATTGCAGCAATGGCAGTACCTACGGCCATAAGCGTACCTACGTGGTCTTGCGCCCATGTACCAAAACTAATGAGGTATGGCAGCACCGCTTCAACGGCTGGCAATAAAGCCAACCCTATGCTTTCCTGTACCTCACCCAATGCAACGTTTAAGCGCCTAAATTTGCCTTCGGCGGTGTTGGCTGCCACGGCTGCCGAGCCACCAAATGTTTTAGCCAACGTGGCCATAACGGTATCGAGGCTGGCGCCGTCTTTAATCATGGCGTACAACTCGGGGCTTAACTGGCGTAGCGCTTTATAGTTGCCGCCATACGCTTTGGCTAAAGCGTCGCTGACGCTGGCAAGGTCTGTACCTGTGCCGGCTGAAATATCCATAGCCAGTTGTAGGGCCTCATTGGCTTGCGCTAAATCTTTGGTACCTAAAACTAACGACGCATAGGCGGGGCGTAACTGATCGTCGGCCACGCCAGTAGCCATTTGCATAGCGCTAATTTGTTTTTCGGTTGCCGCTACTTGTGCGTCGGTAGCACCTACGACGTTTTGCAGGGTCTTGGCTAATTGGGCTTGCGCGGCGCTGTCCTCAACGGCGGCTTTAATGCTGTACCCGGCGGCGGCGGTAAGGGCGCCCATGGCTGCAACGGCTGGCAAAAACGCTTTACCCGCAATGAACCCGGCACGCTCTGAATTAGTCTCAAGTTTTTTTAATTGGGCAATAGCCTTAGTAAAACCTGAACCGTCAAGGCTGCTAATAATCGGTATGTTAATTGCCACGATTGAACCCTAGTTTTCTGTTAGTGCGTCGGGCAACGTCATTTACCACTAACTCTACTTTGGCTTCTACGGCCTCACGGTTATTAATTACCGCTTTGTCAATTGCTCGAGGCTGTGCGCCTGCGTCTGATTGTGCCTCAAGGTTTGTTACAAACATGCTTTGGGTATTACGCCCGGCGTGGTCATAGATCGCGCCCGCTGCGTTGGCCTGTTGGATAACCATTAACTGGTAGGGCTTACTACCAAATACAACCTGTTCGGTGTGCGTAACTACGCCGTCAGTAGTACGGTTGTAATTTACGTAACGCTCTTTGCTGGCGCGTACACCAACTTTTACCTTAAAACCTTTTTGTACTGCGTCGGTACGCCATGACGTCTCACGGCCTTTAATAAGGTTGCCGCGGCGCATACCGCTTAACGGTTCGCCAGTACCTTTGCTGTTATCAAAATGGGCCACCATACTGCGAGCCTCTGCCACAATTACTTCGCCGGTGCTTTGTATATCTTTAGTGATCTGTTTACGGTAAG